AATACTACACCCGTCTCGTGACGTGTTATTTATAGCTGAGAGACCTCAATAATTGCAAGCGCATACCCCTGAAGACTTCTATATTTACTCCGCTTAACCGTAACTTTTAAATATTTATAGCGCAAGCACGCAAGTTTACAATATTTACATTTTAGTCCCAAATCACTTTATTCAATACGTCGTCGTTTTAGTAAAGCATAATAAATATATTTTATATTCTTTTTTAATTTATTTGTTCAATGCCGCTGCGCGGCACTATTTTCTCATGAATAATAGAAGGCTCACGTTTTTTCTTTTTTCTTTTTTCATTTCATTCTTTCTTGTTTTCAAGAAACAAAATTATTTAATCCACATAATCTTCACAATTCTCATTAATTTTGCGGTGTTTAAGACAAACACCACATGGTCTACAAGGGATTACATGGACTCAATCTACGCTAATCTTCTCAAAGTCTGGGAGAAAATTAGACATAACTACAACATGGATACAGTTAAGTAGAGGGGCCATAAGAGGCCCGTACTTATTACTAACTACTAATCTATCCTTAAACATCTCTATTAAACTGTATTGTAGATAATCCTTCTTATCACGAGGGATATCAAATACAATATTATTTCCTAAACATCCTATATACTGGTAAGCTACATTATCTGCAGATCCTCCACGTGTATAGAACCAGGACCCACTTCTGTACAGGTCTCTGGCAAAGGTGGATTTTCCTTCCCCACCATCAGGTCCATAAACCCAGAAGATAGTGCGGTCGTCTGGGTCCCTCTCCAGGAGCGTCTTTAGGCGCGATTGCCAAGATTTCAAATTTGAAATTTGAATCTCAGGAGCGCTCTTCTGGAATTCTTCCTCAGCAATCTTTGCCTTTACTCGTCGGAAGACGGACGGATTTTCCTCTGCCATTCTCACCGGAGATCGAATTACGAGTTCCCTTTGACGTTGTTTATGAGAACCAGCAGGACAGTATTCCCCAAATTCAAAGGGGCCAGAAACCCTAGTTTCGGGTTTCATACAGTAATCGCGAGCATCGTCTGTCTTACGAGCTCGCTGTTTCTCAAGATGGGGCTTCAAATCCCCAAAGATGGCTTTCACCTGGTTCAGGGTCCTCTGACCCTTCAATTGCAGGTAACCTTGAAGGTGTCGACGTTTCGTCGTCGGAGACTCCTCTTCTTGCCAACAAGCATAACTCACGTGAGTGTTCTCGAACAGAGGCACCAAGTCATCGGAGACTCTCTTCTGCAACAAGCATAACTCACGTGAGTGTTTCTCGAACAGAGGCACAAGTCAGGTGCAGTAGCAGAGAGGAAGAACACCGTGAAACACCACCATTGAGCTTTGAGGGCAGGCATATTTACTCAAACAGCAAATAATATAAGAGAGAAGGGAGAAACGTACGGACAGGTCTCTAGCTCGGGGTCTCGAGGCGGGGT